TAGAAGATGCTTTGATCAACATCTCTACGTTTGTTGATGATCGAAACATGATCTTGGCTCTGCAAGGAACCAAGCTTATTGTTCCACCTCAACTTCAGTTTGTTGCTGATCGTCTATTAGAAACACCAGGGCGTGTAGCTACAGCGGACAACGACATCAATGCTATTAGGAACATGGGACTGTTGCCACAAGGCTACGCAGTAAACCATTTCTTAACAGACACTGATGCTTGGTTTGTCTTGACTGACTGCCCAGATGGTCTAAAGCACTTTGAGCGTAGCCCGATTTCAACTTCTATGGAAGGTGACTTCGACACAGGCAACGTGCGATACAAGGCTCGTGAACGCTACAGCTTCGGCTTTAGTAACCCACGCGCAGTGTTCGGATCGCAAGGTGCGTAATTGTTTCATGTGAAACAATAAAGAAAGGGGCATTTGTTGCCCCTTTTCTTTATGTGTGATATAAAAAGTTATTCCTGACAGGCGCATACCGTGCCTGACACTAGCCACGACAGGAGATCCTCATGGCGAATACAACCTTCAATGGTGCAGTCCGTTCCGAGAACGGTTTTAAAGTTATTTCTAAAAGCTCAACAACTGGTGCAGTTACCGATGTAGTCGATATTGCTTCTACTGGTATCGTAACCGCTAAGTATCTTAAGCACGTTGGGTACGCGACTGGCGTTACTGTAAACAGTACTGCTGGTGATAGCCCGACTATAGGTGAGTTTACTCAGCCTGCTAACACAATTATTACTGACATTAAGATCTTTTGTGATGTTGCTCCAGTTATTGGAACGGGTGATATTGGCTATGAAGTTGGCACTTCTAGTTCTGGCGCACAAATTGTAGCGGCGGTAACTGATGAAATTCTTGATGGCGGTACGACTGTTGTTGCACACAATGTGACTTTGACTACTTTGGTTGTTCAGACTCAAAGCGGTACTACGGCTCCTGCTTCTGTTCAATACACAGACACTGCAAGAACTATCTTCTGCAACATCACTAATACAGTTGATGCTACAACAGCGGGATCGTTTACGTTCATTATTGAATACGTTCAGATAGCGTAATAGGGGATTGTTATGGCTGACGCAGTTACCTCTCAAACCATCCAAGATGGTGAACGAAAAGCTGTTTTAAAGTTTACAAATATCAGTGATGGCAGTGGCGAAGCCGCTGTTAAGAAGATTGATGTAAGCGCCCTTTCAGCTAACAGTGCTGGCGCAGCTTGCACTGAAGTCGCCGTAGCTAAAATTTGGTGGCAGTGTGTCGGCATGGGTGTTGAGCTTTTAAATGACGCAACAGCAGACACGCTGATCATTGGTTTGTCGCCTGACTCAAACGGCTTTCATGATTACTCAGACTTCTCAGGCATTCCAAACGATGCTGGAGATGGAAAAACTGGCGATGTGATGTTTACCACTATTGGTGCAAGTAACACTGATACTTATACTGTCATTATTGAAGTTCTAAAGAGTTATTAATGGCTACTTCAGGAAGTAGGGACTTTGAGCCAGATGTCGCGGAATACATTGAGGAAGCATTTGAAAGATGTGGACTTGAGTTCCGCACAGGCTACGATGGTGTAACAGCTAGGCGTTCGCTCAACCTGCTTTTTGCTGATTGGGCAAACAGAGGGCTAAACCAATGGACGGTAACCAATACAGCAACAACCCTTACCCAGGGTGCTGAGTTTATTGAGTTATCTGGCAGCACCATTGATGTTCTTGATGTTGTCATTAGGCGAACTGATGGCACAACAACCACTGACATAAGCATGGATCAAATTGGTAGGTCTGAGTATTGGAACCTTCCAAATAAATCTACCCAGTCTAGGCCAACTCAATGGTTTCTTGATAAGCAAATAACACCCAAGCTTTACATTTGGCCTGCATCTGAAAATGCTACTGACCAGTTGATTATTAATCGACTTGTTCGCATAGAAGATGCTGACGCAAGCGTTAATACGGTAGGCGTGCCATTTAGGTTCTACCCATGTCTAGCTGCTGGATTGGCGTATTACATTGCGCTTAAGAAAGCCCCAGACCGCGTACAGATGCTTAAGGGCTTGTATGACGAAGAGTTTGCCAGGGCTGCAGACCAAGATCAAAGTAGGGCTTCATTAACAATTTCACCTGGTCTTAGGTCTAGGATAGCGTAATGTCTTTTGCGTCTGGCAAATACGCTCTTGCCATCTGCGACAGGTGTGGCTTTGAGTACAAATACACTAGCTTAAAGAAAGAGTGGACTGGCTTTAGAGTTTGCAACGAGTGCTTTGAAGTAAAACATCCACAGCTTGAGCCTGTTAATCATATTGCTGATGCTGAAGCTTTGCAGCACCCAAGACCGGCAGTAAATGCGGCAGATGTTGCTGGTGCCGGTGTGGTTAGGACCATAGATGCAAACAAAGTCATGTCGGTAACTGATGACGTTATTGGTACAGAGTTTAGTCAGGATGCTTCTACAGGCGAAATTGGTACGGTAACGGTGGTTATAACATGAGTTTTACATTAGCGACATTGAAGTCAGCGGTACAAGATTACTGCGAAACTGCAGAAACTACCTTTGTATCTGACCTAGATATATTTATAAAAGAAGCTGAAGAGCGGATCTTAAAGAATGTAGAACTGCCCGTGTTTAGAAAAAACGTCACGGGTACTGCAACCACAAGCAACCCATACGTTTCTACGCCATCTGACTTCTTGGCTCCTTATAGCTTTGCTGTAATTTCAAGCAGCATATATTCGTACCCACTTCTTAAGCACGTTTCTTTTATAAGAGACTACACGCCAAACGCATCTACTACAGGCTTGCCAAAGTATTATGCATTGTTTGATGACACCACATTCTTGGTAGCGCCTACCCCTGACGCTGATTACACCATAGAATTACACTACAAGTTTAGGCCAGCATCACTAACCACAACTTCAGGGTCCGAAACCACTTGGCTTTCTGACAATGCACCAGATGCGCTTTTGTACGGTACACTTGTAGAAGCGGCAACCTTTCTAAAGGTTCCAGAAGAGATTGGCCAGTACGAGCAAAGGTTTATTGCCGCTACCGCTGCGCTTAAGAAGCTTGGCGAAGGTTATGGCGCTCGTGATGAATTTAGATACGATATTTCTAGGGGATAACATTGGCATTTTTTGAAGCTCCAAAACTTGAGATTGGTAATGTATTAGTAACGACTACAACTAATAAAGGGCATGACCCTGAGTTTTGGGCGCAAACAATAGCTGACAGAGTTGTAAGCGTTGGCGGTAATTGTCATCCTGCTATTGCTCAACAAGCAGAAGAGTTTAAAGAGGCGGTTAGGGATACTGCGCTGCATTACATAAAAGAAGCAATTAAGAGCGATAGGACTACCCTTACCGCTGAATTTGAACGTCAAGGCCATAAAGATATGGCTGATATAATTAGGAGGCTATAATGGCTATTAGCACTGCAATGTGTACTTCGTTTAAGGTTGAGATCTTGAAGGGTGTCCATAACTTTACTGCTACTTCGGGAAACACGTTTAACTTGGCGTTGTATACAAGTTCTGCTTCTTTAGGGGCAGCTACTACAGCGTACTCAACCAGCAACGAAGTAAGCGGTACAAACTACACAGCAAAAGGCGCTGCGCTTACAAGCGTCACACCAGTTGCTAGTGGAACAACCGCTCTTGGTGACTTCGCTGACCTTACATTTTCAAATGCAACAGTTACTGCAAATGGCGCATTGATCTTTAATGACTCAGCATCTGGCGATCCAGCCGTTTGTTCTTTAGCTTTTGGCGCAGATAAAACTTCTACCGCAGGCGACTTTACTATTCAGTTTCCTGCTGCGGATGCGTCTAACGCGATTATTCGCATAGCATAAGGCGTAACGTGTGGCGGTTATTAATGGCTGGGGCAGAGGCACTTGGGGCCAACTTGAGTGGGGCGAAGGTGCGGTTCCAGTCACTGTCACGGGCGTTGAGGGGACGGGTGCGGCAGGCACAGTTACAGTCGTTGCAGAAGCAAACGTCAGTGTTACGGGCGTTGTTGGCACGGGTGCAGTTACAACTGTCACTGTCGATGCGGAAGCCAATGTTTCTGTTACTGGTGTGGCGGGAACGACTGCCCTCGGTACAATCTCGCTTGTTACGAATAACACAATCGTACCGACAGGTGTTGCAGGTACAGGTGCAGCAGGTACAGTTACCGTTGATGCAGAGGCTAATACCGCTGTCACGGGTGTTGAAGGAACTGGATCTGCCGGAACGGTTACTATATCCGGCGATGCGAATTTCAGTGTATCTGGCGTTGCTGGTACTGGAGCGATTGGTACAGTTTCAATCAGCTTGGGACAAACAATCGTCCCGACTGGTGTTGAAGGTACGGGCGCTGCTGGCACCGTAACGGTTGATGCAAAAGCCACGGTAGTAGTTATCGGGGTTTCGGGTACTGGAGAAATAGGCGCTTTTAATGTTTGGGGGCTAGTAGATGATTCACAGACCCCAAATTGGATTAATATAAACGACAGTCAGACTCCCACATGGTCTGATGTATCAGACAGTCAGACTCCTAATTGGGAAGAGGTAGCATAAAATGGCAACTTACGTTAATGATTTACGCTTAAAAGAGATTGCCACGGGCGATGAAGCGGGTACTTGGGGAACGAGTACAAATACAAATTTAGAGCTTATTGCAGAGGCAATGGGTGTCGGTGCAGAGGCTGTAGCTGACGCTAGTACACACACTATTACAATGGCAGACGGCGCGACTGACCAGTTTAGAAGCACCTTCTTACGCCTTACAGGTGGTGGTCAGGCTTGTACAGTTACACTGGCTCCCAATACGCTATCTCATACATGGATTATGCGTAATGAAACTGCTGCTGCACTGACCCTTACTCAAGGCTCTGGTGCAAACGTAGTCATAGCTGCGGGTCAGACTAAGATTGTAGCTACCGATGGCGCAGGATCAGGCGCAGTTGTTTACGAGATGGATGATCTTGAACTTGCTGGAAATCTAGCAGTAGGCGGCGAGTTATCTACTCCATCAGCGGGAACCTCTAACACCCGTATTGGTGTCAACGCAGGTAACAGCATAGCCTCTGGCGGCAACTACAACGTGGTTGTGGGCGATGAAGCGGGTACGGCTTTGACTACGGGTGACGGTAATGTTGCTGTGGGTTTTGAGGCTTTGAAAACTGAGGATGCTAATGGTGAAAGCACTGCCGTAGGATACCAAGCGTTAAAAACTCAAAACGCTGGGGATCAGGGTTTTAATGTCGCAGTAGGTTATCAAGCAGGTGTAGCAGTCACCACGGGAGTTAAAAACACCCTTTTGGGAGCGCGTACGGGTACCGCTTTGACTGCTGGATCAGAAAATACCGTTGTAGGTAGAGATGCGTTATTCACAGATACATTAGGGTCAAAAAGCGTAGCTATTGGTCAAGATACTCTAGCTAGTCAAAACTTCACAACGGCTACGGACACTTACAATACAGCAGTTGGTTATGCCGCAGGTTTGGCAGTCACCACGGGCAAACAGAACACTCTCATCGGTGGTCTTGCAGGTGATGCAATTACTACAGCAGATAACAACACAGGCGTTGGTTACTTATCTTTATCCGCAAACACCACAGGCGCAGATAACGTAGCAGTTGGCGCACTAGCATTAGACGCTAATACAACCGCTAGTGAAAACACGGCTGTAGGTGTATCTAGTTTAAGCACAAACACTACAGGCGCAGAGAATGTTGCCGTTGGTTATAGTGCTTTATCAAACGCAACCACAGCC